TCTGCTTCCATCCGCATTAAGTAGATCCCCTCTTTTTTGAGCGTTTCTTTCTGCAAGTTGGGCGGCTCGTTGTCCTTCTACATTGATTAAGTTTCCACGCTTCTGATTTTCAATTTCCCTGAGTTGGAGTTCCCTTTCTCCATTTGTATTCAGTAATCTGCCTTTTAATTGTGCGTTTCTATCAGACAATTGTTGTTGTCTGCTTCCATCTGCATTAAGTAGATCCCCTCTTTTTTGAGCGGTTCTTTCTGCAAGTTGGGCGGCTCGTTGCCCAGAAGCATTTAAAGCCGCTCCAGTTTCATTTTGTTTTTGCTCAACCTTCTCCTGCTTCACAACCGTTTTAGGTGGGACAATCCGATCAAACGTATGAATATCTTTAGCAGCAGTGAGTTGAGTTTTACTAAGCCTTTCTGCACTTTGTGCGGAAGGGCTATGCTTTAGCTGGTTTAGCTCCTGTTCAAGCCCCGTAATCTGAATTCTTGCTTTATCTCGCTCCGCCCGATATTCTAGGGATCGACCCCCTTCTATATGCTTAGTAGCTTGGTATTGCTTGTTAGATTCTGTACGAACACCTTTAGCCATTACTAGCTCAGTCTCAACTCTTTGGCGTTCCTCTAAGTTATGGAGCCTAGCGACAGATAGTGCCATTTTACTCTGCAGGGCATTAAGCGTTCTCTCACCTTCTTGCGCTTGCAGAATTTCTTTTTGAATCTTACGGCTAAAATCAGAAATACCTGCGTTACCTTGCAATATCTGATTTCTACCTGCAATACCCGCAGGGGTTATCTTAACCGCCTTGTTTGCTGCAGATTGCATCTGGTGAAGCGTTGACTCCAGGTCTTTCAACTCCGCTTTCATCGTTTTTGTAAGACCCTTAGTGCCCATCCAATCTTTAACTTGGTTGGCTATATCTGCGGGTTTTACATACTTAACGTTTGGCGCAATCGTGACGTTTGGAGAGAAATGCGTATCCCCTGGAATGTTCGGTAAAGCCTCTCTCAGGTTAATTGGCTTCTTAACATAGGTGTACTTTGTATCAACCTTGACAGGGACATCCATTCGACCTGAAACAGAAGCGTTTTGCAACGCACGTTCAATACCTCTATGTAGTTCTGGTATCTTTTGTGTTACACCTTTTGTGTCGATGGTACCAAGTGTTACTTCAACATCAACACCTTGCTTTACTTTAATGTTTCCGCTCGCCATGTCTATTTCCTATAATCCAAATCCGCCCAGCATACCTTGAATGTCGCTTGGGTCCATATCATCTAAACTGATTGTATTCGCGTCTTCGGCTTGTTTATCATCGCTGTACTTCCCGCCAAAACCATACATGCTGGATTCTAAGGCAATTAACGCACGCTGGCTATCACAGGATGATTTTACTTTTATCGCTTCTTGAACAAGCAAATAGTCCTCTTCCCAGTAGTATTTCAAAGCTTTCTCTATATCGTAATCCGAAAGATATAGGCAAGACTCTGTGGCAGATAACCCACCCAGCCATTCTGAAAAACTCGTTCCAAATGATTTACTCTGCTTTTTCTTTGTGGGGGGTTCTTGAGGGATTTGTAATTCATTGATACGCGCAATAACTCGTTGGACAAGTAAATAGGCGGTTTTCTCAATAACATCAACAGGATAAACGAGGGCGTAACTGTTGAGAACAATGTTCTCAAACTGTCCATGTGTGACTTCTTCTTGAAGTTCATTCAAAATAGCACGTTCAATTCCAAAGGATAAACAAACGCGAGGGGTCATGCTGGGGTAATCTTGGAACATATTTTCTCCTGAATTTTCAGGCAATTATACAGCAAAAAGCCCGTAAGCGTTTGATGTCTTACGGGCTTAAAACTAACTATTTACAGCTGACCTGACCAGTAGAAACCTAATGGTGCAGATGCCGACATTGCTGCCGCAGGACCTGCTAAAGCCCCTGCCCAATCTTCCGCAGAAGGTTGCAAGATACTGAACGATAAAGGCGTGACCGCGAAGTTGTCATTGCTGAATGAATAATCCAAACCACCTGATACCGACGCTTTCCAGAAACGGAAACCTTGCGGCAAACCTGTTTTGTGGTTCAAACTGATTACGTCCAACGTGACATACTGGGTTTGCGCGGAGTTACCAATACCTACTTGGTTCATGGTGTAAGCCGTAATCGCGTCGCCAGCCGTAAAGGTAGTCAATAACGGTGTTGCGGCATTCAACGTCACGGTTACCGTGGTTGAATACAAGCTGCCCGTTGTCGGGACACCTTGCATTGCTGCATCCGCTTTTTGTGCCGTAGTAGGTGACGAAATCACCGTCGCAGTTGCCCAGGCTAATGTCCCTACTTTAACCACGCTGAAGTCGGCTTGTTTGCCTGCTGCAGTGGGGTACACACCGTACAAGTCACCTTGGTTGATACCAAAGCCTGTTGTTGCGCCTGTGCCGGTAGTAACCGCTGTCGTGGCATACATTACCAACGACAGTGACGTTAACGTACCCGTACCTACGCCTTTAGCCACAATGGTAGCTGGCGTAGTGGCATCTGTACCTTCGTTCAACATCACTTTAATGTTTTTACGGGTGTACTCGTAAGCATTTGCAGTGACGTTAACCGTTGTTTCTGTGATGACAGAATCCACCAATTGTTTCGGCAAACCTGCTTTCAACTCTTGGCGTTGTTGATCTACTTTAACGCTCGTTGATTCGGTTAAACCCACTGAGTTATCTTGGGTTAATGCCCCCGCTGATGTCAATGGACCGAAACGTAATTCCGCGTTACCAATCTGGAAGTTACCAGACTTTGCACTACCTAACGGTAAGATTGTTGCCATTTTTACTTCTCCTTTCTATACAAAAAAAAAAAAATTTGCCTTTCAGCGGTTGTTTGCCTTACGGCGTTACTTAATTCTTTTCTACTAATTGCTCCATTGCTCTCATTGCTTCAATACCTGCATCTTTTGATAACTTAGCAATGAAAGGTCTTCGGAATTCTGGATTGATAAATCTTCGCTCTTTTTGTTCGTAGCCTGAACCGACACGATGCAAGTTATAGAATAGGTTTCTAGCTTCTTTAACTGTGATTTGTTTTAAATCAGGGACTTCATGACCGACTCCGTTTGATGCTCGACCCTTTGGACCCTCATGGTGGATTGGGTTATGGGTTTCTCTGATATGCTTGTTAGCATAGTACAAATCACTCGATGCTTCTGCCCGCTCTCTTACATCATTCAAGTAATCTTGTTGCTTCTTGTTAGCGAGGAAAAACTGTGAAATTTTACCTGAGCCTTGTACCCGCGTGTACGGGTTAGTAATCAAGTTATCCATGATGTCGCCATTTCCACTGCCCTGCCATTTTGGAATAGTTAAATCCATCGAGAATTTGACTGAATCACGTCGCTGGGTGGGTGTAACTTGGTCTGCTTTATTTAGGTGGGTAGTGCGGAACTTTCTCATGGTTTCTTCTAACTTTTCTTTGTCATAAAAATCAGAATCCTTAATCAATCTTAAATGCCTTTCTCTACTTTGCTTGAACGCTGCAGCGAGCCTGCCAGAGTGTTTCCAAAAAGTTGGGGGTGATTTCCCATTAGCTTTTTCTTCAAGGGTTCTCGGGGCTAGTGGCTTCCACTTTGGGTTTACTCTGACAGTTCTATTGCCAACATGGATATTGATATTTGGAGATGCGTTGTCAGGTGAAAGGTTTGGGTTCTGTAGGAATGTTCCTAAGCTGCTTAAATAGCCCAAATACATGGACTTGTGCAGAGTCACAACATTCATTGCCTTGCTCAGAATCCCTGAAGTTTTTCCTGTCGGGTCTGCTAATTTCCTTTGGTTTGAACCGCCTTCTTTCTCAAACTGCCCATCGAAGTAAGCAGTTGAAATGACTGCCCGTAAATCCACCTGTCTTGCAATGGTTGTTAAAATCTTCCCTTTAATTTCCCTAGCAAAGTCGTCTCGAGGAAAATTAACAGCTTTTAATTTTGAACCACCGCGATCTTTTTTAATGTAGACCCTATTGCTACCAGGTTTGTCCGAGAAAATTCCAACGGTACTACCAGTATCTTTAACTAGCTGAATTTTCTTTTCAGAGACTTCGTGAAGGGTAAGACTGCTCTTGACAGGGTTTGCCGCCGCATGTGCATATAACTCTGCTGTTCGTTCTGCATTCCGTTCTTGAAAACTATGCTTCTCTTGCGTCTCACGAATAACTTTGTTTCGTTCTTCAAGGGTGAGTGGCTTTGGTTTTGAAGCCTCTTCCTTAGCTATAAGGTCTCGAGCTATTTCGGCGGAAGATTTCTTGTGGGTTTTAGGCTTGTACTCAATATCTCTAACATTATGATCTGTATGATCGTCTTCCATATCAAAGAAATCATTATGCCCACTTAACTTGCTTCCGCCTAAATGACTGTAACCATCATCGTCCCCATTCCAGCTACCCATATCTAACTGCCCGAACCATCACGTTTACAAACCGAACACTGGTAGCGACATCTTGTTGAGGGGGAGCCATGCCACAAGAAACAACAGTGAATCGACCTTCAACTTCTTCAGACATTAACGCACCGCTGTAATTCTTGATGTCGTAAGTTTGACCAACCTTAAACATATCCGAGATAGCCCCAACAATATCAAGGGAGATGTATTGCGACGGGTCTAACATTGTCATCGCACCCACATCGAAACTTCCCACCCACATTGGGTCGCGTGGATTCTCGTCTAAACCTGAAAGATCCCAACAAATCGCAGGTTGGTCCGACTCTACAATAGCTGTGTCGAACTCAGCAGAAGCCAAATCCAAGAAGGGTAATCCCTTTGCGTCTGCAATTTGTTTAGCCAGATAATCAATCGTGGACTTAAATGAAACAGAAAATGAAGCATAACTCATGCTGACCTCTTACCGATGGCACGGCACAACTTAAACCCAGAATTTTCATACACGTCCTTCACCGCGTAGTAAATTTCACCTACCTTCACTTCCTGCTGCGTCTGCAGGTCTAAATCAGAGGGGAGGAATAACAGGCAGTCTGAAAACTTACTTGTTGGGAATCTACGGGAAGCGGCGGATGTAACATGCTCCACATCACAGAAGTAAGTACCCACAGCCTGGCGTGTGACCCCACTTGCCATCCCAGATGCCGCGTATGTTTTTGTAAATTCATACAAATCACCTACGGAGTCTGCTCGGCGTAGTAAATAAAATTTACTGTACTGGTCAGCGTTCACATCGCTAGTTTTAAAACCAACAAGGAAAATCTGGTTTGTGGATTGAATTTTAATGACGGTATAAGTGTCTAATGCCGTAGTAGCCACATCCGTTAATGCGTACTGGCAGTTTGTATCAAATTCATGCACTGAGATGAATCTGTCAGAGGGGAGAATACAGATAAGGGCAACGTTTGGAATCCACTTTGTTCCATTCCACCCACTCACTGCGGTGTTTGCAAAGTAGGCAGCCGCTGTTTCTAAGTTCACTTAGGCACCCCTAACTGGGTCATAAGCAGCCGAAGCAAGAGAAAATGGTTTAAATACTTGGGTTATGGAGACACTGACGTTGTTATCTGAGATAAATTTTTTGTAAAACGCGGTACGCTCCGACATTCTATCGTAGAGTTGATCCCAGTTAACCGTAGCGAATCTATCCATTGTGTTCTTACCATCCGAAACACTGTGGAGCGCACCCATTTGAAGGGATGGAACCACCAATCTCGCACAAAAATAAGTAGAATAAAGTCCGATGGCATCCACAATACTGGATTCTATGGCTGTTGCAGTGCCAGAATTCACGTTATCTAGTAGCGTTTGAAGGTTCGTGACCCAACTCGTTAGGTCAAAATTCAGCTCTTTTTCTAGGTCACGGACGGTCAATCGCTCATCTGACATATCCTTTTCAGATATACCTAAAACCGAGCGAACTCTGTCTGTATCAGTACCTAAGATTGAAAGCATAACGCACCTAAAGTTTAATTAAGTGCATTATACCCCATTTTTAGTATTTAGGTAGGGTTTATCAACGAGGACTCTATGAGTTCTATACACGCTTTTAAGATATTTAGCTTCTCTTGGGGGCTAAATTTTTCTAAAGAATACATGATGGAATCTTCTGGCGTGGTCTCAACGTAAGACACAGACCTAACCCCGCGTTTAATCTCCGCCTCAGCGGGTAATGTGAACCCTGCATCATCTTGAAAAACTACAGGTATCTTGAGTGAAGGGGGTATTTCCCCTCGAAGTTCTGAGATCTTTTTCTGTATGGCTTTCTTCGATGGTCGATGTTGGAGCGCATAAAAATAGGCTTCTTCCCCTGTGCCTCTATCTCGCTCCAACGCGGTTGCAATTTCGATACAGACTGTTGGGGTTAAATTTTTAGTTTCCCGACCATGTGAAAAGTGTTTTGCAAATGTCATATACTTGTGGCGAGTCTGTTGTGAAACTGCATCCAAGTGGTTTTCCTTGACCCACTGCCCAAAAGCAGAATCATTATTGCCACACTTACGTCTAGCTTCCAACAGAATCTGCCCCTTTAACAGTGCTGCCATCCCGTCTATCTGGGTGTAAGCAGCGGCTGAATCCAAAAGTGAGTATTCCGTAAGGTCTTTTCTATTTAACATCACATCCGAGACAAGGTTATTCCTATTAACGAGTTTTGGGATTCCTTTCAACCCCGTAATTTTATTATCTTTTTTCATACTTTAACCACCCTTATTATGTTTACATTATCGTTACTACAATTAACTATATACTTAATAAAGTGGCTACTGTCAACGCCTCATAAAAGAAAAGCCCTCACGAGGGGGGCTTAGTTTTAGGGGGTGATTTGGAGCTTTTTGGCTTTATGTTTAGCACACCTTGCATCTAACTGTTTAATTTTCTCTGGAGATAAATTTGGATCCCTATTTGCCTTTCTAGTCGCGGCGGTTCTCTCCCAGCAATCAGCAGGCCTTGGTTTCACGCCTTCTGCTAACCTTCGAGCCCCCTTTCTCTCCCTTCTTTTCTTATTTTTTAAATCTCTGCGTTCTTTTTCAATACGCAATCTCTCATCTTCAGGTATTAAGGCCTTCTTTGCAGCTCTTGTTGCACTCCTTTTAGATTTGGTTTCTTCAGAGACATTGGCTGCGTTATATGCTAGTTTTGCCCTTGTTTCGGCTGAGTAAGTTTTCTCTCTATTTTTGTGAGATTCTGACATCTTCGCTTTTACTTCTGGTGAAGCCTTTTTGCCTAAGTTCGCTTCTCTTAGTTTCTGTTTAGTTTCTTCGGAATGTGGCGGAGCTTTCTTCCACTCTGATTTTGGTTTTCTCGGTGGGCTGGGTCTTATCTTCTTTTCAACAGGGTTTAATAACCTTTCAGCTACCAGTAATTCCCGTTTAATTTTCCGTGTTTCCTCAATCTTAGCCCTTATTTCTGAGGTGAAACCTCTACCCTCTTTTAATGAGGACTCCCGAAGTTTTTGTTTTGTTTCTTCCGTCAAAGACTTGCCAAGATTTGCTATCCGTAATTTTTCCCTATGGGAGGGGGAGAATACTCGACCTATCTGTGATTCTGACATTTTCTTTAAAGTATCTGCACTATGCTTTCTACCTTGCTGTGACTTTGACATTTTAAATTTTGTTTCAGACGAGGGAGGGGGTCTTTTAGCAAAAGATGCTGTTACCTTGGCCCTATTCTCTGGGGACATATTCTTGAGACCTAAAGATACTTTCGCCCGTGTCTCTGCGCTCAATACCTTACCCTTATTAGCTGCGGAAATCTTCGCCAGGGTCTCTGGGGTATGCTTGAAGTTACGCATCCTAGCAGCTTGGTTATCTCTCCACCACTGCGGAGGGTTCCAGCCAGAGGCCCCTGAGCCACCATCCGTAACATTACACAAATCTGCCCCGCCGTCTCTAAGTGCCTTAATAAGTTTAACCTCAAGGTCGAAAGCGTGCTGCTCACTGCGGCATAACATAGACTTTATTACTATGTTTTCTTTTCCATGTTTGTTGACTATATTACAGTGGCGTGGGTTACTTTTTCGATTGACATGTTTAACTCGGTTGTGGTCTGCCTTGCCTACGTAAAAAATATCACCATTTGGCTTAGAGTGAGTATACACGAAATAGTCTTTTGACATTTTGATTTCCCTTTGAACTAAAGGTTATGTGAACGAAGGGTAATGCGCCAGCATTTGTTCAAGATGTTTTCGGGGATCAGCCTAGGCGCAATGTAACTATATCTAAATTTTAGACAAAAAGAAACCTCAATTAAGAGGTTTCAATTCTGAACGCTTAAACTAATTCAGCTGTACCGTACTCGACTTGGGCTAATAAGAAGGCAGGTACTTCGCCCTCGATAATTGCACCTGAGTCGTATCGAACCATATTTAGTGGGTCGAACAACATGAATTCACATTTAAGTGTAACTGCTTTACCTTTTTTAGTTGAAGGTACAACTTCTGCTTCAGCCATGTAACCCCCTTATGCGAACGTCATTTTGCGGAAGGCTTCATCATTTGGGAGTTTCTTTTGATATGATTCTGACCAGTCAAACCGCATACTTGTTGACTTGCGGAGCACAAAATTTTCTAAGGCTGAGTATTGTGCACCCGCAAACACGATTTTTTGCAGGGCTCTTGAACTATCCAAACCGATAATGCTGCCTTCCCCGCCCATTACTTCAGGTTCAACAATGAAATAGTTGATTGAAGTTGGAAGACCTGGATTTGCCGCAGTAATGATTGAGTTCAACCGCGCTTGTGAAGGCTCATCATTGAAATAAGTCGGACGACCCAATCTTTTTTCAATGGCAAGGTAGCCAGAAAGTGTGCAGATCACCCAATCGATTGACAACTTTTTCCAATCCTGGCGCAAATAGCGAATATACGCTTCATGTGTAAAGGTAGCATAGCTATTTACACCAGTGCCGCCGTATTTTGCATTTGAAGACGCAGTTGAAGGTAATGCAGACATATTTGTGTCTACGTCACCGGTTGACAAACGCAACAAGAACTCATCAATAATCGCAATACGCTCCCCTACTGCTTGATTTTTTAACGCGAAAGAAACCATGTCAATAGTTGTTGACTTCAAAGCTTCATCTGTGATAGACAAACCAATTGAGTGGACCGGCAATTTGAAACTGCGTTCAGAAAGGCTAATCGAAACCAAACTTCTCGGCTCGGCGTTTTGAGAAATTGGCATTGAACGTTCACCACGAATACCGCCAGTGTCTGTAAGAGTCACAATTGGCTGATCGTATCTTGGAGAATCCACGCTCACAGTGTCTGCAATCAAGCGGTTGAATACGCCTTCATACTGAGAATTGTCAGTTAACAAATTACTTGATACCAGCTCCATTATCATACTGGGGAACAGAAGCCGGCCACTTACGCCAAAACGATCTTCACCGGTATTTCTTGTAATTGCAGCACCCATATTTATGTCAACTTTACCATCTAAGACTTGCGCCATAGTCGGCGGTTTAATGCCATAAGTGTTGTTAGCTGACATGAACAAACCATTTGAAGCACACGCTTGTTCATAAGCTGTGCCGTACTTTTCTGGGTCTGTGTCGTAAGTCGAGTTAATAAACTGAGGTAATGTTTGACCTGCGTCAAATGCTGCTTTGTAATGGTCTAATGATAAGTCTACTTTTGTAGCTACACCATCTCTACCGATAATCTGTGTCATATATATCTCCTTAGATACGTTCGATTAAAATTTCATCATTCAAAACTGCCGCAGCAGAAGGAGATGAGTTTGTAAAATTGCGGATGAACTTCCAGTTCGCACGGGTAGTAGTGTGCGTATCCGTGATTACTACTGCTTTTGAATCCACCGCAGCTGTCCAACCCGCTGTACCATACGCAGCAACAGCTGCTGGAGGCGTTCCCGCCATAACGTATGCACCGTAAGCGATTGCTGCGCCAGCCTTTACGCGGCGGCGAGATTCCCTCTGGATTGACCCAAAACTTGCTCCGTCGTTAACATTGAATGGCTCTACGGCTGCGATAAACCCATCAATCTCGTCGCCAGAGGCACACTCAACGTAATTCTGAGCTGTGCCTAATTTCATAGCACGACCAATATCTTTTGCAGTGTATTGCCCTGTTTGGGTACCTGTCGCGGTTCCTAATGCAGCTGATTCCCATGAGTCAGTTACAACTAATTCTTGAAAGCTAAATGCTGTCATATCTTTTTCCTATTTGCTTCTAGTTGCGTTATTAGCCGCTCTTTGAGCTGCCGTCATTGTTACTGTTTCTCTCTCAGTTGAAGCCACCTCAGTGACACCACCCACTGGGAAAGCGTTGTTGAATTCTTTACTGATAGTGCTGTAAGTAGACAAAATTACTTCGTCACTTGCTGTGCCAAGTTCAATATGACCACGACCAAGACCCACGTTGCGTAAATTGATTGCATCTGTTGCAATTGCGCGTAGCTGTGTGTGCGTGACATCCATATTCTCCAACTTGGCTTTCATCTCACGGTTGTCCATTGACAAGGTAAGGACCTTTTCGTTGGCTGCTGATAATTCTGCTTTGAAGTAATCCATCATGTCAGATTTAACCGCTACTTCTGGTTCATCTTCTGGAGGTGTTACAGGTGCATCAGGTGCGGGTGTAACCACCGTTGGTTCTTCTGTTGTTGCATCTGGTTCAGCCGATAAGGCTACATCCAGGGTAACGCCTGCAGCAAGTAAGGCTGCTGCTTTTTCATCTAAAACACGTTTTCGTGCCATGTCATCTCCTGTGGATAAATTTACGCGCCCAGAGTCACCCTGAGCGCACTGTTTTTTTAAACTGGTGGTTAAATCTTCAAACGTGGTTATCGCATCGACTAAGCCAATAGCTTCACCTTGGAAGCCTAAAAACGTTCTACCTTCGCCCCAAGATGTTTTCGCTGTAGAGGTGGGCAAACCTCGTTCTGTTGCGATATTGGAGATAAACTCGTCGTACAATACATCCAATTTACTTTGGATTTCGGCAGCCGCTTTTTCATCCATTTTTTCGTAAGGCGTGCCTAACGCTTTATATTTACCCGCACGGAAAACGGTAGCAGTTACCCCGTCTTTCTCCATTGCGCCTGTATACTCCATACTCACTGCAATCACGCCGATTGAGCCAACCGTAGCTAATCGCGTGGCATACAAGTTGTCTGCCGCTGCACCAATCCAAAACGCGGCACTACACATGGTTCCTTCACTAAATGAAGTAACGGGTTTGTAGTCTGTGGAAATTTTGTTAATTAAGGCTGCAACTGAATCAACACCCGATGCCGACCCACCGCCAGAATCAATGTTCAGTAAAATGGACTTAATATCAGGGTCTTGTGCAGCATAAGTAAGTGTGTCTTTAATCGTGTTGTAGCCAATAACCCCAAAGTAAGAAGCCCACAGGGGTGCATTCGTGACCATTGAACCTTGGATATTTACAACCCCCACGCCATCTGAAACCGTAAGTAATCCGTAATCACTCGGGTTAAAATCCTCGCCTGAGTCCATTTTTGGGTTCAGGTTCGCTTGTACTAAGGCGGATTGAGCTTGCTTGAAAGAAGCCTCTGACCCTAACCACATCTCGAAACTTTTATTCATGAAATTTTCCAATCGGTTGCAGCTAAATCTGCTGCTGTTGCCTTCCATGTTGTATTAGCAGGTACGCCAATCCCCACGACGTGAATACCGTCTCGTGCTTCATGTAGGGCTTTTTCACCTTCCCATGACTCGCGTGAAATCGCTCTGCCTGTCGCCAAGGCTTCCTGTGCTTCTTTAAAATTAGCCATTTAAAATCCTTGCGTTAATCATTGCAATACGCACTCGTGTATCCTTCGGGTCAACCGTAAGGAGTAATGCTAATAAATTTGTAATCATGGTTTTGGGTGTGTCTGTGAATAAAGTTGGTCTACTCTTTCGTGAATGCGAGTGAATACGCAATCAATATCACCCTTTAATTCCTCTCTCAAACCGTTGAAGACTTTATCTAAATCATCCCGCTTAATGCTGGTTTGTTTTAGCACCTCAACATTTGTATTGAGTTCTTGAATCTTTTCACACTGCTTATCAATTCTGTCTGAATTTTCTTTGTGCTTCTTGTCAAGTTCTTCTATTCTGGAATTTGCCATCGACTTCACCGCGTTGATACACCACGCTAAAATTGTTAGAAATGTTCCTATTGCTAATTCAGTCATATATTCTGTGTCGAATGAAAATGCTTCGTGCATAACGATAAAATTCCTTATTCATTGATAAACCCATACTCTGCTTCTCGAACCCCTTTACCACACAATCTTACTGCGTAGTAGGCACAATAGGCTTTCCATTTGGGGGTATTTTCAGCAAGCATTGCTTGCAAGAATGTCTGGTCGGCTCTTGAACGACTGAATCCGCGTGAGGAATACAAGTAATCGTGCAGTGTGGCAGCCTTATTTGATAAACCGTTAAAGACCAAGTAAATCAGAGGCAGTCTTGGGATACTCGCAAAATCCGTTAAGAAACCCAGAGGAACAATGAATGCACTCTCCCCGTTCTGATAAATCAAAGGCAGCTTCAATTGTTTCTTTCCGTCTGCCAGTTCTCGCACTACTAAGTCAGAGATAAACATTACCCTTCCCAACGTGCGCGTGTACCGCGTACATCAATGTGGTTAAATTCCGCGTACTTACCGTGGCCATCAATTTTAAAATAGGTTTCAAGCCAGTCATAAAATTCATGGGGTGCCATCTTATCTGTTTTGATGTCTGCTGCATTACCCAACAAGTGCTGGGATCTGGTCTTACCCCCACAAGCTCGGTTGTGGGGTGCACAACGATAACCTGACGTAATATGAATGGGTGCGCCTAATGTCACTCGAATATCTTCTAACAACTCAATCAATTTTGGGTTGATTTTTTCTCCACCTTTACCGCAGCAACGGCAGTTGAATTCTGAAGGTTTGAAGTGTGCACTCATTTACAAATCTCCTTAATTAAGCTGAGGTTTTCTTTATGGATGATGTCGCACAGGTAATCTTTGGGTTCGTCTAAAGAAATTGTACCGTACTGTTTTTTGAGCGCGTGGCAAAGGCGTAGTTCCTGTACATCCCGAAGTTTAGAATACCCCACTTCAGACCACTTTAAGTTCGCAACCGAATCCTGTCCACCCGAGCATAATGGGCGAATGTGGTCTTTAACGAATCCTGGGCAAGTCCCTGAACGCTTGTTCGTAAGGGGACAAGGAAAGGCTTTTTGAAACTTAGATAAAACGCGGGGAGACCGTGAAATTGAACCGTCAACATCCCGAGGGATCTCAGTCGAATGCACGACTGACGGTAAAAGTAGCAATAAGAATAAAACTTTTTTCAAGGCGGTCTCCTAACTATATGTTGTAATTATACCACTAAATCAAATTATGTGGTTTTTTTGTTACTGCTACCACCCGCCGATTTCGGGGTATTTCCAGAAACAGCACGGGTAGCGGGGTTAGCATCCGTATTTGTGGACAACACATCCGAGGTTTTGGTTAAAAACCCTGTCCCCGATAAGGGCTTGAAAGTCGGGCTTAACTCACCTGTGTCCAACAACATCGCCGCCTCCGCGTCTGAAATAAACCCGTAACTCAACTGCTCAAGAACCCGTTGTTGCTTCATCGTCTTGAATGCGTCCAACTCTATTTCTGGGCGCAACGCAATGGGGTTAAATTCAGCTACCACATACCCTTCAAACCCGACTAATCGGCAGGCGAGGGTTAAAGCGCGTGAGATAGTAGTTTCAACAGGTTGATGTAACCCCGCTGCCTGTTGAATGAACAAAAGACTTTCTGTGGATGCCGTGTTTTGTGTGCCTGTGCCTTTCCCAATAACCGATTGGGGGACTTTTAAAGAGGTAGCAAGAATCGAGTCAATAATCGCTACAAGCCCCGAATAGTCAGAGGCCGCCCCAATTTGTGAGGTTAAGTAATCCGATTCCACATTAGAAAAGGTAACAATGGCACTTTCTGGTTTAAGGTTTTCGATCTCCGTAACCACACTGGTTCTAATCCCTTCCATCCACGCACTTAACTTCTCCGAGTCACCCCTGACTTCCATCGGGGCTACTTTAGCTAAATCTTCATGGTTGATTTTAACGGATAAGCGGCTGTGTCCACTTCTATTCACAACACGGCGAATATCTTCCACCACCTCTTGGTGGTAAATAGCGGAGTTGATAGCAGGCTCCATCGGGGAATAAGTATAAGCTGTGGTCGGCTCATAATCTAACGCGGCATAAAAAAACGTGGGAATATCTAAGTCGATATTACCCTTTTGGCTCGTGTATCGGGGTATCAACTTTTGGACATTGCCCATCGCAGTACCCGACACTACCCACTGCAACTTTTCCGTTGAATTGGGCTTTAGCGAGAAGGGTAGCCGACTTTTATCCAGTACCAACTCCAGTGCTACACTGCCGGTTAAGACTACGTTTCTTAACAAGGTCTCCATCAACCCCGACAGGGATTGCCTCTGGTCAAAACCTAACGTGTAATCAAACTGGTATTCTAATCTGTTTATCACAGAACGCAGTAAGGTTGACCCTTCTGGGGACAGTTGGTGGGTCGCATCATACACGCGGTAACTCATTTTAGTATTAGCCGTGCGAACTAATGCGGATACCGTGGCAGAGACATCGGGGTTAGTTCGAGCAAGTTGGCGTAACGCCACCAACTCATTACCCGACTGGCGTAACTGGGCAATACTTTGATTAAAGTAACTGGTATTGGAGTTAGACAGTTTTGAGTCTTTCGACTTACCTGTTGTTTCATCGGGTGCCGAAGCACCTACGACCAACTTTCCTAACTTAAGCGGGGTATCTATTGATGTTGCCATTTGTTATCCTAACTGCATGATTTTGAAGTATTATACAGCATTTTTACCTATTTCTGCTTGTTTTATGGTTACGGGGGGAGCAAAGTTAGTATAGGCTCCAGATGTCACCATATTCGCCGCAATCTGTAGGTAGTTACCTGCGTGGAAAAAATGATCAGCGGCGATTTTCTGCCATTTCTCAGTAAGTTTTCCTTCCGTATCCGCACGTTCTACTCGCTTCATGCCTTGTAAGTGTTGAGAAACGGTATTTATTTCTGAAAATGAAGCGAACTTAACTTTTCCCGTGTTTACTTGTTTCACAAGGTAATCTAGGGATTTTGTGCGATTTACACTTACCACCCAGTCTTTTTCGTTAACCTTATGCGCGGGAAGGTTTCGGTCAGTCAACGTGTACATGGCAGGCAATACCAAGCCTTCTGGGAATTGTGCCTGGATTCTGAGTACGGTGTCCGCGAAGGGCATGGAATCAATGACCGCTCGAACTACCCCAAACTGTTTAAATCGCTCAACTACCGTCGTAAATAAGTTATCCACATTATTCACATCTACTCTGATTTGTTCCGCCCAAAGCACATGCAGCTCTTCAACCCCATTAGTTCTGACAGGCTTCCCAATTAAAAGCCAAGACGTTCTGCCAATATCGAGACCAGCAACGCAGCCGCTAATTGAACTTCCTGGTTGAACCTGCGTAAGTACCGTGTTATCCCGCACAGCACTCGGTAGAATTGAATTACTAGAAGAGTCATGGGGTAAGCCTAAAACGAAGTTATAAAAATGCCCCGCTTCTTCACCGAAGTTTAAACGCTTCCGTAAAATGGATGACGGACTATGATATTCGGGCAAATCGAGGGGATTAACAGAAAATCCCTGTAAATGTCTTACAGTGGGACACTCCGCTACCCATTCTCGGTATTGTGGTTGCAGATTTGCTTGCGTTATTTCATTTCGACAGTGTGGGCAGAGTAATTTAGCCGTTGAAATTAACCCTCTCTCATCCAAATCAAGGACATCCATATAGGTGATCTCGTGCATACTCCGATCGTACCCTTGAACAACCGCGTTATCCAGAAAAGCAGGATTAGACCACGCACCACAGCACTTGCATTTTACCAACCGAAACTGTTTATCTGATTGTTCAAAAAGTGCCGAAATTCCGACACCTACAAGGGTTGGAGTGGAGAGATGGCGGCGAATCCCCCTGATATTTAGCTCTTCGTCTTTAAACCGTGAGTGGGTGAGCCGAGATTCCGCCGTAACTAAGTTTTCTGCATCACAGAAATCTTCTTCGTCGATCACTACCAAATCACTTGGGACCGAAATGACTGCCTTCTGCGACCCACTCATGTGTAACTGCGATGACCCAATCATCTTAAATGCCGCGTTGTCGTTGCCTGCCCCCATGATACTCGATAAGTATTTACTGTCTCGGATAATGGGGTCGATACGACTTTTTGAAAACCGTAATGCCTCTGATACCGTGGGAAGAATGTACATCGCAACGGTGTCAGACTGGACGGCAAGAAACCCAAGGGTCAGTCGGGCAGATAACTCAGATAACCCGCACTGTGACGGTTTAATCACCGCTTGATTAGGGTGTTTAGAGTTTATGATGGGGATTTGGTACTCGTGGTCGCGGAAACTAAACTTCTGCCCATTCAAGGTCGTTTGATTTTCAAGCCAGTCAGATAACCGACCTAATGCAGATGTCCTTGCAACCGTATCTTTCAATCGGTGAAGAAACTCACGACTCATGGGGTCAAGCATTTAGACCTCGCGGTGTACAAACCACAATAACCCCTAACATCTGGCTTCAGGAAGGTAAAATGAAGCTCCCATAAACGCATATCGTGGAGAATTGACTCGGCGGGGATAAAACTTCGGCAAGTCGAGTGACTTGGACAGGTATGATTCAAGCAGCGCATTACTTAGCTCCATCGTTCTAACTCTCTCGCGCAATCAATACAGGTCGTTGCGTTGATTGCCTTTACTCTGGCAGGGGGGATGACTGTTCCGCACTCTTCACAAATCCCATTAGAGGGGACTAGGCTTTTGTAGCGGAGTTGCTCACGGATGGCAATATCCGTGTCACGCAGTTGGGCAGCTTGGGCGAAGTCTATTAGGTCAGCCATACCGAGCACCCTTCTTCAGGTTTTCCTCAGCCCATAATGGCTGTAAATTCGTAAAATGGTTCAATTTGAGTATTTCTTGTTCTGTTTTTGCAGTTGCTAAGGGTTTTCGGTGGTCAATATGCCAAAGATGGCGGTTTTCCCACGACATTCCCTGTTTAAATTGACTTTCGAGGTGCGTTTTGAATTGGTAAAAACTGCAGCCAAGTATCTCGTGGGTTCTTGAGCGTTTTGAGTAGCCCTTATTTCTTAGGGACTTGCAGATTAGGCTTCGGGTTCTTTCTGTTAAGGCATACATGGGGTCTGTTTTGTACCGATTATTGCGGTAAGCTGCCACCTGTTCAGCAATCTTATCCTTGTTTGCTTGATAGTAAGCTGCCCTCTTATCCTTGTTTGCTGACCGATAGGCTGCCGTATATTCAGCAATCTTATCCTTGTTTGCTTCTCGGTAAGCTGCTTTATATTCCGCAATCTTATCCTTGTTTGCTTCTCGGTAAGCTGCATCAGATTCCTTACGACTCATAAAGAAAACCTATACATCTCATCAAAAGGCAAAACAGCCTCGGGTAACTGCTCAATCGTCTGGAGTTCTACAATATCTTGAAACAACTGAGTGATCTCTGGAATCCAAGATAAGGCTGAACCACCAAATAGTCGGTAGAACGAGATGGATAACCCATCTCTTGCGTGTTCTGTAAATAAAAATATTGCTGGTATAACAACACCATTACATGAGACAAGTAGCCAACGGCTCTCTAAGTGGAGAAGAAACACGGGCTCACCTTCAGGTACTTCATGTCTTAGTAGCGTATTTAGCGACTCAGTCATATTTTGGTACCAAGGATGATCGTTCCCTGAAAGCGCGACCCATGATTCTTTCTGATACTTCAAGTAACCCATCACTCGCTCCGTCTCATAAGCGGTAGACTTCACAAGTTCCAATAAGTCACGGTGTTGCTGTAACACAGCAAAATCAAATGCTCTCGCACGGGAAAACACTTGTTTTAATGGGCTACTCGGAAAGTAGTCTTTCAAGCTCCGCAAAGTAAGCCTCCTGGATTTCGGGTGATAAGGTTTTAATTGAATGCGTAACCGCATTCTCAATTGATTTGATTCGGTCTTGATTCATAATATCTGCGTTGTACTTGGTTAACATTGCGAACAATGTGGTGGTAACGCCGACAAGGGACTGTAAGTCTTTTGGGTTCGCATCAAGCCCCTTAGAATGAATCTGCATACGAATGGTTCTCACCAGCTTCATCTGCTCTTGTACTTCATCAAGAATATCAACAGGGGAATCAATTCGGAAGTCAGTGTGCGATGGGTTAATTTCTGTGTACGAGACGTTAAGAAGTGCCGCAAGAGCCACCCTATCTGAGTGGTCTGCGTACTTTAAATTTTTTTCTAACCAGGAAAGTACGTCCGCTATCCCGAGGTCTAATTGTTCTATATTCATATAGCGCGGAATTATACCCCACAATCTGGGTTGTGGGGTAAATTTTATTTTCTAGGTTGTGGGTGCTAACTTTTGCTTCTCTCTGTGTTTCCTAACTGCATCTTTGTTTGCTTCTGGGTTGTTCTCCCGATACTTCAGGACTGACTGGTTATTTGCATCAGGGTTACGCTCTTTATACCAAGCTCGTTTAAACTTGTAAACCCTAGCATCATAAGGGATTCTTTTAGGTTGTAGCCATCCTGTAACGCGGCATGAATAACATCCGCACCTGATAGTAAATACGCGTGGTAACTTTCTAAAATTTCGTCCATCTTGTTCTCCAATGTAACCCTATGCCATAGGGTTGTTAAACCGTTTCGCCTATATAAGGCTCATCAGTACCAGTAAAATCTGGTAGACGGTAGGTGTAACCCTATGCCATAGGGTTACACCTTGTTAGCATTATGCTTTAGCTTGTAATCCCTGTTCGATTTCAATATCATCAACCGCCGAAGTCAATTCCGCTAAGGCTTGACGCATAGCATCTACTGTTGACATTTGTTTGATGATTTCAAACATTGCTAGTAATGCTCTTTCGTCAGGCGTAGTTTCACCGTCATCTTTTTTGCTATCAGCAGGGTCAGCGATATTATTTTCCACTTGTTCGATTTCAGGTTTTTCAGCAAGTTTTGCTTCGTCGTACAAGTTATTGATTTCGTTTGTTTTTGCAGTTAGCATGGCTTCGTATTTAGGCATTAAACAGTTTTGTTCTGTTATTGATTCAAGTAAAGTATCAAGGTCATACTTGTTTTTACCCGCATCGACTAAGCCCAAAACTCTTGAAAATAGGTTATCAGCAAGCGTATTTTGGCTGTTAAATTTATCGAGAGAGCTATCGCGTTGAATGTTAATCATTGTGTATAAGTTAGACAAAACACGGGCTTGACCTTTTTTCTTTTTAGCTACGCCTAAGCATAAGCCTTCAAAAGGTTTATCCGCCGCCAAAATGGTACGACTTGACAACATAGATTGCTGACGTTTAGATGAAATTATCCCGTTAATGTCTAAGATAATATCTTCGATTTCGTCTACAGTTTTACCTTGTACCGCGTTGAATGCGAATTTATTGATGTCAGCTACGCTCATGCTACCAATGCAAGACGCAAGTGCGCCCTTGATAGATTTATAGACGTTGAATGCGGTTGTCATAGCTTCAATGTTGATTGAAGCGTTTTGTTGATAAGCAGAGTACACCAAACCAGTTGACGTAATAACGCCTTCAGTGATTTCAACTGCGGTGGTGTTAGCTACTAATGATTTTAAAGATAATGCTGTCATGGGAAATGCTCCGAATAAAGGGTAATAAAATACACCCGCCAGACAAGGCTTGTCTGTAACTTGATGTATTTACTTAACCTCTATAACCCTATGCCATAGGCTTGTTGTCACGGCTTATAGGTTGCTAACCCTATAAGCCACAACCCTATGCCATAGGGTTACAGTATTAAGCCGAATCAAGACGTAGCTACGCCGTTCTCAAGGGTGTAGGTTCTTAACGTATTGATTCATTTAATTACAGTCAACCAATCATGTATGCTAGATTTAATTGCCCTTAATACGATTTAGCGAGATATAGCTACGCTAAGGGGATTAGGGTATATACACTACCACCGCCTTTTTAAAGTCATCACGACTATAATTATAGCTAGTTTCATAAAACCGCACGCAAGTCGATAGCCCATGCACTACGGAAAGCATTTAATCCAGATTTTTGTGTGTGTTTTCGTTAGACAAGTTTGTCCTGTAACTGACGTTTATAACGAGTATCACTCGCAGTATTCCGTTAAGTCTTTAAGCGTAGCTGTACCTGTGATTTATTTACGCGGAGAGCC